CAATACTCAAGCATTTGCCCGTACCCAATGCCGCACAGGTTTTATGGGTTATCGTTGGCTGATAAGCTTATTGAAGTGCAACGTGTAAAAACAGGTATACAACGACATATGCTAGATGAATTGTCATTTAGCCTTAATCAACGCATGGAAGTGTCAGAAGATGGTGCAAATGAAAACACTATATCTGATTTGCTTAACAATACGCCCGGTGCGCCGATACGATCACGCAATGGCGGTGCCGTAAGACCTGTAAGATTGGCTGGCAGTGGTTTTGATTATTTGTCTGCATTAGAAACAGCAAATGTCATGGCAGAGCGCCGCACAGGTATAATGCGCGGTGAAACAGGTATGAAAGCTGACACNNTGCACGATACTGCATCAGGAGCGCTNACAATGCTNTCTGAGGGCAAGAAACGTACAAGACTNATGGCACGTATCTTTGCTGAAGGCGGNATNAAGGATATGATGCTAGGCATACATTGCTTGATCAAAGAATATGCAACAGAAGCTGATTATGTAAGGNNNAGAGGTANATNGACNNGATCAAAGAATATGCAACAGAAGCTGATTATGTAAGGCTTAGAGGTAAATGGACACAAGTAGACCCTACAAAATGGGGCAGACGTAACGACATGACTATTGAGATTGGTGTTGGCGCTGGTGGTAAACGACAAGAGGCTATGTTAGCGCGTGAAGTTATCAACTTACAGGCACAAATTGTGCAGCAACAAGGCGGTGCGCCAGAAGGCTCACTAGCAACACCGCAAAGCATACACGCTGCTTTAGTTAGGTTTGCAGAGAAAGCTGGTATGAAAGCGCCAGAGCTTTACTTCCCTGCACCACAAGAAATGCCTAAAGATGGGCCACCACCACCAACTGATGCACAAGTTAAAGCACAAGCTGATGCGCAAGCTAAACAGCAAGAGATGGAACTTAAAAAATATGAGATAGACAGCAAAATGCAGTTGGAACGTGAAAAGTTAGCACAGGCAGATGCTATTGAACGTGATAAGTTAGAGCGTGAAACAGCACTAGCTATTGAGATGCGAAAATATGAACTACAAATGAAAGAAAAGATGTCATCATTTAGACCGGGAGGTAGCCTAATTACATGACCAAAAAGGACAAAGCAGAAGCAAGTGCTGATGCAGCACAGGCAAAACGTGAATTAAAGCTGACAACCGCAGCACTAAAAAACATGGAAGAAACAGCAATGGAAAACTTGCTGAAAACTAAACCAGAGGAAGAACATAAAAGACGTGAACTCATAGCGCTTATCAATGTGTGCCGCGAGATNCCACGTAAACTAAACAACTACATTGACACTCATAAGATCAACCAAGAAGGAGTCTAANAAATGAGTAATGAAGCCCCCTTAAGTATCGACCAAGCCGTAAGCGAGCTAACACAGTTAGAACCGCCAAAGCCTGAAGAAGCAGAAACTACAAATGCTGTAGAGGAAGTAGAAACAGAAGATACTGAACTAGATGGTGAACCAGAAACCATCGATGCCGACGAGGAGCCTGACGATAGCGAGGTCAACCTTGAAGATGAAGAAGTTGAGGAAGTTGAAGCGGAAGAAGATGTACCGTCAATCGATGCACCCCAATTCTGGACAGATGGCGCAAAAGATGTTTTTTCATCACTGCCCGCTGAAGCACAATCTGTTATTGCAGATGAAGTTAAGCGGTCACAAGCTGAAACAACTAGAGCGCAACAAGCTGCGGCTGAAGCTACCAAGCAATCAGTACAGCGCATGGAAGAACTACATAATGTGATTGAGTCGGTGCATACTGAAACAGCTACCTTAGATAGATTATTTGATCAGCGTTGGAAAGATGTAAACTGGGTAGAGATGTCACAAAGAAACCCATCTGAATACTTGCAAAACAAAGCGTTGTTTGAAGCTGAGTCGCAAGCCTTAGAGGTTCACAAAGAATCATCGGTCACTGCGCAAAAGGAATATGAGCAACAGATATTGCAAGAAAACTTTGCAAATGCACCTAAGTTATTCCCAGATTTATTAGATGTTGTGAAAGGCCCAGAGATACAACAAACATTGACTAAGACGTTGTTATCACTTGGCGCGACACCTGAAGAACTCAGATTTGCAAAACCCGGAATGTTAGCTCTGGCCTATGATGGTATTAAATACCGGGATAGTCAGAAGAAACTTTCAAAAACTAGCGCAAAACCTGTGCCCAAGGCAATCAAGTCAAAAGGCAAATCAGCAGGCAATGCAAATTCATTAAGAAAAGCTCGTGCTGCAAAGCGCTTCCACAAATCTAATTCATTAGATGATGCTGTAGCGTTATTGTTATCGAGTTAGCTATCAACAGGAGATATTAAGATGGCTGCACCAACAAACACAATCGTACCAGCAGGTGTTGCTGGCAACAGAGAAGACCTCTCAAACCTCATTGAGCGCGTTGCTCCTGAGAAAACACCATTTTGCTCAAACATTAAAGGCGGCGGCGTAAAAGTTACTGCTACAAGACATGAGTGGCAAACAGAAACACTAGCAACTCCAGATGCTGCTTCAGCACAAGTTGATGGTGATGATACTACATCATTCGAAGCTAACACAAGAACTCGTGTTGCTAACCGCGTACAAACTAAAAAGCGTGCGGTAGTTGTAGCTGGCATACAAGAAGCTGTTGACTCAGCTGGCGTAGCGTCAGAAATGGCTAGACAAAAGCTTATTAAAGGTATCGAGCTAAAGCGTGACTTTGAAGCACGTTTTATTGGCAACTTTGCTTCATCTGAAGAATCAGGTACAACTGGTCGTAAAGCTGCTGGTGCATTAGCATGGGCAACTTCAAACGTATCGCGTGGTACAAATGGTGCTAATGGTGGATATAGCGGAACAGATTGTGCTGCTGCTACAAATGGTACACAGCGTACTTTCACTAAAGACATCATGGATGCCGTAATNCAATCTGGATTTAACAATGGCGCTACATTCTCACAAATCTACATGAGTGCTGCTCACAAAGCTANATTCTCAGGATTTGCTGGACTTGCAGCTAACCGTTATGAAATCAACGGATTAGATGAAGGCGTAGTTGTTGGCGGTGCAGACGTTTATCTGTCTAATCATGGCAAAATGACTATAATACCAGTACAGTATGGCCTAACACGCGATGCTCTATTCGTAGACCCATCCATGTGTACTTTAGGTACATTGCGCTCACCACGTTATGAAGAACTATCCAAAACTGGTGACAACGAAAAAGGTCAAATCCTTGGTGATATGACACTTATCGTGAAGAACGAAAAAGGTCTAGGCGTAGCCGCAGACTTAACCTAGTATTAGGTAACGAATGGGGGTTGGCATTTGCCAGCCCCTACATATACAGGAGAAAGATATGCCAAAGGCAAAAGCAGCACCAAAAATTAAAGCTAAAGTAAAAGATGATCGCGTTGAGTGTATAGTTACTAAAAAGGGCAGCATAGCACAAATAAGAACAGGCAAAACAAGCGCAGATGGTACTGAGTTATGTTATAAAAAAGGCGATATCTTTAAAACAGACGCAAAACAGGCTAAACTGTTAGAGAATAACGACCTAGTTGTTGCAAGAGATTAACATGAGTAGTTTTAAACCATTTTCATATGATGCAGCTACAGGCATTAAGCACAGCCTTGCAGTTGATAACACAACTGATGAAATGTATGTAAAAACAGAACAAGATGTCACTAAAATACTAGATAGCAACAAGCGACAACAATATGATGCTAAAGGCACATTAGGCAAAGCTGATTTAGTTAAAGTTGGCACAATACCATTAGGGCTTATACAGCATTGGAAAGCAACAGAAGGCATTGATGTGTTTAATCAAGACCATTGGCCTAAAGTTGTAGAAAAATTAAACAGTAATGAATTTCAAGCATTGCGAGTAGCGCAGTTTAAGGTGTAGTTATGGCATTTGCAAATCTAGGCGAATTAAAAACAGTTATAAATGACACGTTAAATCGTACTGATTTGACTGCACAAATACCTAATTTCATTAAAATGAATGAAGAAAGCGTAAACCGCAAAGTCAATGTATCTGAGATGGAAGAATACACTGAGTTTACTATAAACGTAGGTCAAACAACATTGCCCACAAACTTTTTAGAGATGCGTAATATACAGATGAAAAGCTCTGAATATCCATTGCANTANGTACCGCATAACNCATTNGATGGCATAGGCGCTGACTCAGGTATACCNAGGTTTTATTCNATACAAGGCACTAAACTATTATTNTANCCNTTTCCCCCGGATGCTACTATTGGNATTATGAGGTATTTGGCTGAAGTAACGCCTTTAGTAAATGATGTAGATACAAATTGGTTATTAAGTAAATCNCCGCAAATATANTTNTANGGTACATTATTACACGCTGCACCATTTTTAAATGATGACAGCAGATTACCTGTCTGGGCTAGTTTGTTTGAAGATGCTGTTAGAGCATTAAACGATCAGGACAAGCGCAGAATGTCAGGAACTAAACCACAAATGATAAACGCAACAGCGGGATACTATTGATATGCCTACAACAACAAACTATGGTTGGACATACAACCTACCGAATACTGCACAAGACACATGGGGCGGTGATTTAAACAACACGCAAATAGCGATTGATGCGCAAGTTAAAACTAACGAAAACCTAACTAACACTAAAGCGCCAATAGCAAGCCCTACATTTACAGGCACAGTTACCGGGCCGACATTTGTTGGCAATCTAACAGGCAATGTGACAGGTAACGTAACAGGTAACGTAACGGGCGCTGTAACAGGTAATGCAACGTCAGCAGATAAATGGTCTACTGCAAGAACTGTTACGCTAACAGGCGTTGTTACAGGTAGCGTAGCATTTGACGGCACAGGTAATTTTACATTAGCTACATCTGTTGGCACAATAGCAGATGATACGTTATCAATAGCGCAAACAAGCGGTCTGCAAGCTGCATTAGATAGTAAAGTAGCACACGCAAGCGGCAATGGGAGAACAATAACCGTAGGTACAACAGCGCCTACAAGCCCATTAACAGATGACATTTGGTTTGATACAACGGCATAATGGCAATAAAAACTTATAACGGCACTGCATTTGCAGACGCAACAGCTAAGTATTACAATGGTAGTGCGTGGGTAGAACCTAACAGTGGTGTCAAAAGATGGAATGGTAGTGCATGGGAAGTTGTTTCTACTGCATTTGAAGCTACATTAACACAAACAACATTGTCTGGATCTACATCATACAAC